GTTTGTTCTCATCTACGAGATGGTTGTAGAGTATTGCACCCTTAACATGCTTGGGTGCGCCGAGTGCAAATAAACGATCTGTTCCACGAAACTTCTTCAGTCCATTACAGGAGCGGGGATAGGCAATTTCTTCTGGTGGCAATGTCATAAACTCCTCACGAAAATCTTGTATGAATGTATTTAGCATTTCCTCATCACCACCCATGATGATCCTGATTGCTTCCTTCAACTTCTCCCGACATGGTGCAGGAGTTGAACTCTTAACGCTTTCTAGTCCCATGATCTTGAGTTTAGGTTCCTTGTATCGCACACCTTCCATATCATACAGGTTTAGAATGTATCGTTTCTTTGCAGTCCATATTCCCTTGTCAGCAATTGCCTCTCTACCCATCTCCATCTTTTGTTCGTATGCGTTGGTTACTTTAGCAAGAGCCTGATAAGCGTTATTAATGTGAGGTTCCAGCTTCTCTTTTGCAACCTTGTCCAAGAAGTTGACAATAGTGTTAGTGTCTGTTCCCTCTTTAAACACCTTACTAACCAACCCGTCAAAAGTGATGTACAGCGAATCCGTGTCACTAGCAACAACGTAATCCATGTCTTTCGTTTCCAAAATTTTGTTAAGATAAATGTTAAGACTTTTTTCAACCCACCGAATAGACAATTGGCCAGATGTAGTAATTGCAGTGGCAACCAGCAAATCAAAATAACGAAACCAATTATTACCAATAGCACCATATGCGCTGTTAAGAGAAATCTTCTTCGCCATTTGGATGTTGTTGTATCGGGCAATGTCTTTAAGTAGAGACTTTTCCCCAGTGTTTTCATACTCTTGTTGAGCGTCGAGCATAAGTCTTTTATATTTGACACGATCATTATACATGCCCTCCATTAGTTCTGGTAAAAACCCACGTTTGTCTTTGCGAAAGAATGCACCGTTGGGCGTCATGCAATACTCTGTGTCGTTCTTTACCTTGCCTGCCAACATCTTATCAACCATACCCTCAACAAGTTTAGCGTCCTTGTTTACTAGTGTCTCAGGTGAGATGTTGTACTGCATGATAAGATGAGGATACAGAGAGTTCAAGTCAAACGACATAACCCACTTGTGCATACCCACCTGTGGGTCTTTCACATAAGCACCTTCGAACTTCTCTACCTTCTTGTGTTCTTTTTTCTGTGGAATCACAAGGTTTCTTTCGCGCAGATAGTTGTAGATAAGGATATCCCAATACCGCACAGTGCCAAGCACATCAGTGAAGTTAACCTTTGCATCATACGCCATCGTCAATGCAAGTTCAATCAACTTCATCTTATCTTCAAGACGATCAACAAGTTCAACGTCTTGAATATTGTATTCAATGAACGACTGATAATCCTTGGTGTACCATTCACGAAATGTATCATAGGGATTTCCATCCTTACGTTCACCCAACTCCACAAATGCAATGTGGTCAAGAGTATAACGCTCCTGATTAGTGTATGTGAACTTGCGATACAGATCAATATAATCTAGTGCAGAAATGCCGTCTAGAGTGTAGGTCTGATGGGTTCGGCCCATCTTGTACACATCACGCGCAAACACATTTTTCCAAGGGGAAAGACGTTTGACTTCTTCCTCGTCAAAGACGTTACGAATACGATTGACAAGATAGGGAATATCAAAGAACTCAGTGTTCCAGCCTGTGATAATATCTGGTGTGTGACGTTCCCAGAATGTCAGGAACTCCTTCAACAGATGCACCTCACTCTCGCAGTTAATATAAGTTACGTCATCACGGTCATTCTTGAACTCACCAATGCCCCAAACAACGATGCGTTTGGTCTGGTGGTTCTTGAGAGTGATGGACAGCATAGGCTCTGCTGCATCTTCTGGTTTAGGAAACCCGTTCTCACACTCAACCTCAATATCGATGGTGACCATAAGCATCTGGTCCAAGTCCCAATCAATCTGATTAGGATACTCATCAGCAATCCAGCAATAGGGATACTGTGTGTTACCATAGATTATATCTTGGTTCTCACGATCAGCAACCCACTGTTTGGCTTCCTTAATCGAATCGAAGTGATGTGGGAGAACGCTCTTACCATCCAGAGTTTTGTATCCAGTTTCCTCACGGGTCTTGACTAGATCAAAAAGTGTGGGTTCATATTTGACTCTGCGAGTTGTGCGTTCTCCATTCCTGACTTCACGGATCAGAATAGAATTGCCATATTGCAGTACGTTTGTGTAGAAGTTCATTCTAAGAGTATAACACCTTCGGAGTTATTTGTCAAGGACATATTAATTTATTCCGTCTGTTTCATCACCTTTTTCTGACCAATCAGACAAAACGAATTTTCTGTTTGGATTCACCGAAACTTTAAATCGTGTTAACAAATCTCTGTTAATAAGAAATGTACTTGCAGCATCTTCTAGCTGAAGTCCGACAGGAACATTAGTATAAATCATATTGTTAAATTTTACATTTATATGCACTATTGGCCGTTCAGCAATCTTATTGATATGAGTAGGTTTTGAAATTCCCTGTAATTTACTGGTAAATTTCTTACCTTTTCTTTCCCACTTAACAGTTTTGCCGGATACTTCTGCTTTATCAACAACCAGCATAGATGCCTTTGTACCATTGCCAGTATCAAACTTAGCTCGTATAGGTCCATAACCCTCTATATCAAGAGTTTCATGAAATCCAGATTCTTGATTAAAATCAAATCGTCTGTGTAGAGGATTCTGTAAATATTCAACAACATGTTTTATGATATTTTCATCCTTTGTAGGAACTTGTGGTACTTTCGTAATATCATAATTCTGGAATTTTGAACCAAAGCCGGGAGAACCATTCACTTCCAGAATGTATATCTTTCCGCCGACAATAGCATGGTCAACACCGCACATATAAGCACTCGTTGCTCTTGCAGCTGCAATGACCTCTTCCTTTTCCGTATCACTTAGTGTGTAAGGCTCAGTGGTTGCGCCCCTGTGTCTATTGGAACGAAAATCTTTTTCTGGTTTAATTCTCTTAGTTGATGCAAGAATCCTACCGTTAAGAACAATAGTTCTAATGTCGAAATCCATTTTCAAAAACTCTTGAATAATCAACGGAGCATTAAACTTCCACAATGACTGAATAACACTCATCATAGATTCCATGCTTTCAACTTTAGATACTCCGATACCCTGCGTACCAGTTAGAGTTTTGATAATGACAGGAAACTTGCCTCCAATGCGTTCGTGGGCATCAGCAATACTTTTTTCATTGTTCACCAATGATGTACGAGGTGTAGTAATGTTACTACGTTCAAAGGCAGTATAGGATGACATTTTGTTATCGCATGTCAACATTCCATCACGATCATTGATCATCATACACCCAGCGTTCTGTAAGGTGCCCAACAGTGCAAGGCCGATCTCAGTGTCTAAAGCACCGAGGCGAACAAATACCACAGTAGAAGAAGTTTCAACTGAAATATCTTTTTCTCCACCATCATAGTTTTTGATGGACACTGTTGATTTTTCAATATCATTTTCTGAAACCCAGGCCTCAGTAGTGACAATTTTATAACAAGACAATCCAAGTTCTTCACAGGAATTCATCAACATTCCAGTAACAACTTCTGGTTCTTTTGATTTTGATGCAGTAAGAATTAAGACAGTAATTTTATCTTTTTGATCTTTTGCCTCTGTGATGAATGACTTGAACTTTTCCATTAGGACTCTTTCTTTTTTCCAATGTTATATTTTGTTTCTAGTATCCATTCGTTTTTCTCTGCATAGGATAGAACTTTGATTTGACTTAGGGGTGCAACTTCTCCGAGCTCACTAATAATATTAATCAATCCCCAATCAAGTAATAGCTTCGCAATCGTATTCCTACGAGAGATGTCATTCTCAGTTAGGTTTGTATTCTTTCCATCCAAGGCAAAAAGTTCTTTAAAATGCACAATGAAATATCTACCCTGCTTATGCAGAATATGACATGACTGATACAGTTTCTTTTCTTTGCGGGAGGCAACGCCAATACGAGATAGTGTCTCTCTTACTTTCAAGAAATCATCAGGTTCTTTTAACCCGATTTCTAGCATTTGCTCCTGTGTCCAATTAATCTCTTCCATGTTTTCCACCTTTATATAATCTTCTTTTTATGGCAGAAATTTGGTCATCAGACAATATATCAAGAGCGGCCTTAGCCTTTGCATTACTATATCCATAAAACTCTTTAACATACTCTAGATTCTCTAATTTCGTCGCCTTCAACCACGGGGTAAATCTCTTCCTTGGCCTCAGACTATTTATCAAAAAATCAAACTGTAGTTTTCTATCTACATTTGGTAGTTGGTTGATCTCATTCACCAACATGATGGTATCAGGAAATGCACCGACGCATTTATTGACGATAAATGGTGGATACTTACGTTCCCATTCCTCATCATCACCATCCATCAGAGGTTCTTTGGTCTGATTGATGGCCTTGAGATATTCTTTTAACTCATACATTACGATTGCACTTGAATACGATTACACTTCTCAGTTCGTAACACTCGCGGGTTACAGGCATAGCCATGTGTGGTAGATGTGCATCAAATATAACAAGACTGTTGCCAACATAGGGAACAAGTTCTCCATCAACAAGAGTACCGCCACCCCACTCAGGTATCCAATCCATTCGTGGATAGTAGATCATCGTGTAGTCGCCATCATCTATATGCAGCACAGGTTCAACGCCGTGTGTGTGGGCATTCATGTAGATGCGTTTATATGTATCAATACCATAAGATTTTTTAAGATCAAACTTGAACATCGCAGAAGTCCAGATAGGCATCACCCAATCAAAACCATTTGCAATAATTTCTGTGGAATTGTGACCACAAAGAACATGCCAATGAGTGCTGGGATGTGCGTTGCCGCCAACCCTAGAGTGATACTCATAGCTCCAAGAAACCTTTCTAATTTCTGAAGCAATCAATTCTGCAACATGGTCTTCTACTGCATCATCAAGTACCTGTATCATTATTATTCTCCTTCCATATTCTTTGTTCGTCATAATTTGCATAAGCAAGATCAGCAAGATCAGTTCTCATTTGATCATCTGGAAGTGCTTCAATTGCTTTGCGGCGATCCTTTGGTAGAATACAAAATTGATAAACAAGATTCTCGGCCTCTGCACCAATCAAGTCTTTAGTTTTTTCTCTATCATCTATAGAAACCATTTTAGAATCAAAGTGAGAAGTTTCATAAATCGAATGAAAAAGTCCAGCTATACACAACGTATCAGAAGCCCCCCTTTCAGACAATAATTTACTAACACCAACCAAGTGATGCAAGAGACTCCTGCCATCATGTTGTTGTTCACCGCAACCAATTTCTTTGAGATATTCAACTAGTGGAATAAGTAATTCTCTATATTCCTCATCGCCCATTATCGATTGACTTTTAATGTCCCTGATGCCCGTTGTCATTTAAATTTTGCTCCACCCATAATCTCAGTCAGACAAGCCATCATGTTGATTTCCAGATCAGCAACAAATGCCGCTTTAAACTGATACTCACCAAGTGCCACAACCACATGAGGAATAGAGCTGGGATCAACATAATCATAAAGGTTATCATAAACAGCGCGAAATAACTTATCTGAATCATTATCCAGACTATCGATAACCCATTTACGAACATTGGTAAACTCCTTATTTTTCATCATACCCATTAGGTCTTTGATGTTCTTGTCACCAAGGTTTACCAGAATACCAGCATCAATCTCACCAGATACAGAATACCGTTGCAGTTCATTCAGAACTTTACGCCAGTCTGGAAAGTGAATATTTATGAGTTCTGCAACAACCTTCTCGTTGAACCTGATTTCATTTTCATTGAGAATGGCCACAACTCTATTAAAGAATTGCTGTGCAAGTTTGACCTTCTCTGCATTCGGAATCACAAAGTCAATCACACTACACCGCGATTGCAATGCAGGGATAATACGATTTTTGTAATTACAGGTTAGAATGAACCCACAGTTATTGTGAAACTCTTCAATTAAACCACGAAGAGCTGGTTGCGTTGACTGTGGATTTAGATAGTCTGCCTCATCAAGAATGAGATACTTCTTACCACCCTCAAGTGATACGGTGGACGCAAAGTTCTTTATCTTGGTCCTGAGAACGTCAATACCTGACTCCTCAGAACCGTTGATAAACATGTAAGTTGACCCAATCTGCTCCAGCATGGCACGCGCGGCAGTAGTCTTACCAACGCCCGGGCCACCTGAGAGAATCAGATTGGGTAGTGTTTCCTTGTCAACAAAAGATTGCAAGGAACCTTTTAGTGTTTTAGGTAATACGCATGACGCGATATCCTTCGGCCGATATTTCTCGACCCACAAAAATTGATCCATAATATAAATTCCTCAAGTTAACCATTGTATTTAGATTCGGGTTCCAACGCAATCCAGTACTGCACACCAAGTTTGGTGTTAGTAAAGTGACTAATCTTCTTAGAGGATACTTCAACATCATAAGAGCCAGGCATAACTTTTAGGTTCTCAACCTTGAACCAGAACTTGTACTCTGCTTCTACATTACCAACATCAAGTGCTGTTTCATATGCATTTGCAGTGCTGTTCTTCTTATCAGTTACCATCAACTTACCACCAGACAATGCCATATCGGGGACACCGATAACAGCAGCAGCCTTTGTGATTTCGTTGAGTGTATCACTCGACAGGTTAAATGTCAGTTCAGTCGAGGGCATCGAAATCTCTTTAGATGGAGTCGTCACCACGGATGGATCAGAGAACCAGTACTTGAGAGACTTCGATGTTCCCTCTTCTGTAATAATAACAAAGTCATTACTAAACTCTAAATCGGGTTTACCGAATAGAGAGAGTGCCGATAGGAACTCATTCAAGTCATAGATAGCAAAGTCTGTAGGGAACTCCTCAGATAGCTCTGCTTTGGCCACGATGTTCTTCATCGCGGACATAGTGGAAAGACTAGACCCCGCCTTCACCATGAGATTAGCGTTAATCGTAGAGAAGTTTTTCAATACGGAGATAGTTTCATTAGATAGTTTCATTTTTCACCTTCAAGTTCATTAATGTATAGAGCAATAATACCATAGTGAATCACTTTTAGCAAGTCACTTCTGTCTTTACCGTTCTTTTTTCCGTATCGTTGTGCGTATTTCATGATGTTACCGATACAGAAACCTTCACCATGACCACCATCAATGATAAACTCTGTAGCTTGAAATGCATTCTTGCTATAGTGTCCATCATATGTTGAGTCGATATACTTTTGAAGTTCAGCAAGTGCCTTACCTTCATTGTATTTGTAGTTAACCTTTTTCATTATCTTCCTTCATTCTAATTACCGCATTTAATATTAATCGTATTTCGTTATCAATTGGATTTTGACTTGCATGATAATTGCCGTCAGATATAACAACACGATTCTTCTTGGGAGATACTCTTTTACACTCAGTCAATTGAGAAAGCGGTATAGCATCCCACTTCTCTTTATAAAATACTGTATCTCCATCGCTGTCATTAAGATATAAAACAAAAGATAAATGGGGTTCTAACAGATCAGCGTGAGGTATGTTTGTAATTCCTGCATCAACCTTACTATTATTTAATAGTGCGTTGATCTTCATTCTGTACAGAGAAATTTCTGCCAACTCTGGTAGAATAGATTTAATGGCTGACAAACATCCGTCATAGTGTTCAGACTTGCCCTTATCCCAGAACAGCATATGATGCATTTGATATGTTGATTTCAATTTTGGATTTAGTTCTTCTTTTGTGAGAATATCTCGGCCAAGAGTCCAAGGTATATTCTCATTATGAAAATCAAACTCTGTGTTTGTGGGATTTAGGAAATCAAAACATTTCTTGAACATATCTTCTGGAAGTGCATCATCAATAATTTTAATCATTCTGCTATAGCTCTCACATCTAAATAGTTGTACCACCCTGTAGCAATCGTTTTAGATTGAGTTGGTGACACTACTCCTCTATGAGTATGTGTGAAATCCGTTGGCCAGAGAACGGTCAAACCCTTCTTGGGTTTCATCTCTTTACCTTGATATATCCATTGTGTTTCACCACCGTCAGTCACATCGTTGAGGTATGTCATAAAAACCAGCGCACGTTGATGTGTCTGATGCATTCCACGTTCACAGTGCCAATTAAAGAATCCCTCGCCTGGTTCGTAGTGTTGAATATTAAATGGTTCTCCATACCCCAAGGGAAACGAAAAGTGTTTATACTTCTCTTTATATTTCTCAAGGGCATATGTTAAAAGTTCATAATATTGTTTCACAGCAGGATCAATAGAGTTTGGATATACCGCAACATCGGTTGATGTTTTGTTACCACCGTTAGAGATACCTTTATGTTTATATTCTTCGTTGATGTGAT